GGGCTTCGTGCAGGCTCTTTGAGACGCCGTGTAGCAGTATTGGGTCGGCCTTGGACGCCTCTAGGACGATTTCGAGGGCCTTTTCGAGGGTGAGGGCGCCTTCTTCGGCCGTCTTGATGCCGAGCAGCTTGGTCCCGCGGGACGCGCCCACGAGCACTAGAGACGCCTCGAAAAGCTCCAGATCGGTGATTTTGCGGACGTTTTTACCGTCCACGAGCACCATGTCGGCCTTCACCGGCATGAAACCGACCGAAAACTCCTGCAAATCGGCCATGTTTTTGGCCGTTTTGTAGGCTTCGACGCCGCCGGCTGTGTCCATGAAGAAGGACCCGGTGAGGGTGGTGCCATCGGCGTTCTGGCCGATGACGCCCTTACCTACCGGGTGAGAACCCCAGTCGTGGGACTGAATCAGGGGGATCGTCTTGCCGACTGAGCCTGTAAAGGCTTCCCTGGCGACGATTTCACCGTCTCGATCGACGGCGTCGGTGGAAATGACCGCCGAGAACTCGCCCTCAGCCGAGAGCGCCTTGATCTCGAATGCCTTGTGTTGGAGATCCAAAAAAGAGGCCCTCCGTTTCCGAAGGGCCTCGTAAACGCCACGAAGGGCGGGCCTCTAAATAGTTATGCGCCTAATCTATCGAACGCATAACACAACTGTCAACTAAGCTTTTATCGCCACCGATGCACGAAACGACTTCGGCGGGACCTCGATCCTCGTGTTCTTCCTGCAATGCTTACACCACACGACGACGCCGTTGCCTGCATCAACGATCGGAAGCCGCTTATTACAATTCCAACAGCGATAGACAGGCGGCTCCGGGGCAGCGGTCATGGGTGCGCCCCATTTCGACTCGCCACAGGCTCCGGTGGCGGCATTGCCGGGTCCATCTCAGGCTGCTCGCCCAGGTCCTCGACGGGCGTAACGAGCACCTGCGTCGGCACGAACAGCCGGTGTCCATTTGGCGGGATCGGAGGCAGGCCGAGCGCTAGACGGCCCTCTTCGAACGACATCAGGCCGCCCTCGACGTCCTTGAGCACCCTCGTATGGACCTTATCGACGTCTTCCTGCAGCGCCCGCACGTCGCTGAGGTCGAAGGCGATCTCGTCAACGCCGCTGAACTCGGGCACAAGCGATAGGTTCATGGGCCCGGCGAGCTCCTTATAAAGAGGGCTCAATGTCTCATCCCAAAAGCCCTCACGGTCGCTGACGCGGTTGCCGTAGCTACTTGATGACATGCCCAGGCGGGCGCCGATGATGCTCAACGGCACGCCGAATGGCATTGCCAGCCGCGCCTCGTTGATCTCGTCGAGCTCCGGCACCACCAGGCCGCGCTGGCCCATCTGCGCCGTGGTCGCTGTGAACGTGGCCTCGGCGTTGTCGAGCACCAGCAGTTCGTGCCAGCCGCGTGGGCCGGCAAACGTGCCGCGGAAGCGGTCGCGGATGGCGTCTTTGGCGTCCTGCGAGAGCTCCTGCTTCACGCTGAGGATGCCTCCAGGTACGCCGGCGTTGAGGAAGTACGACTTGATGAACTCGCGCATATAGTTGTCCGTGTCGATACGCGAGGCGATGACCGTTAGCGGCGACATGCCGTAGTAGTCGTTTAGCGGGTTGCGCTTCTTCCAGTGAATGACGTCGGTGGCGGCCAGCGGGACGGACACGCCGCCGCCGATCATGTAATCGTAGCGGGAGATGAAATTGGTAGCGTCCGGCACAATTCTCACGCGGTCGGGGCGCAAAAGCCACAACTCGACCACCTTACCGGCCCGAGAGCGAACCTTGAGCGCGTAAGCGTTGCCGGCGATGTGGTAATACATCAGGATCGTGGCCCAGAAGGCGTAACGGTCCATAAACGGGTTCGGGCGGTCGATCAGGGTGATCAACGGCCCTTCGCGTTGCCATTCCTTGCCCTTGCGGACGTGCATTCGTGGCTCTGACGCCGAGGAAGAAATCTCCTCGATGGCCGCGAACACGATCTCGTTGCCGCTGTAACCCTCGCGGGCGAACGCCTCATAGTTGAGCGACATCGGCTGAGGTATACCCGACTGCCAGGCCGGAACCTGTTGGAATGACGGCGCCTTGTCCGCGACAAAGCCAAAGAACGACTTGAACGGGGAAAAGACATCTTGCCAGAAGCTCATGGTGGGGGAACCCTTTCCTAGCCTGCCATTAACTCAAATGCGCGCACCATTAAACCCAATAGCGCCGCGAGAACCACAGGTGCCGCAAGTAGAAACACTATTCTCATAGTCCAGATGCCGACGTCCCTCATGCGAAGAACACCCCCACCGGCTTCGACACCAGCGTTCGCGCCAGGTGAACGGCGCCGGCAGCCGCATACAGCGCGTCGACGTGGCCCGAGCCTTTACGGCTGAACCGCCAGCCGTCGCCGTGAATCAGCTTCTCGGCACCGGCGATATGCGCATCTAGGAGCGGGTCGCCTGAATGCGCGACCTTCGCGGCCGTAACCTGCTCTGCGAAACCCATGCAGACGGCCGCGACGTCGGCGCGTATGTCCTCGAGCTCAACGTCTCGAGGCGGCCAACCGGCGTGCTCTTTCATGTCGGCGGCCAGCGCCGCGGCCGGCCCCGATGGGAACCAGCCGAACTTCGCCGGCTTAACCTTCGCCACCAGCCCTGGCAATTCACCGCGCAACTGGTCCGTGCAGCCCCGTCCCGACCACGCGGCCACGGGCTCGACGCGCGCTCGCCCGTCCTCGAGCAGCCCCGCAGCGTACAGCGTCGCGTGGTTCAGGTCGGGCGAGACGTCCATGCACAGCGCAATCCGGCCCCTGACGCCGTCGAGGGTGGACGGGTCGAGGCAGGCCAGCCAGTCCGTCGCGTCGATCGCCGGGGCGAGCATCGGCACATAGCGGCACTGGTGCTCGGTAAGGAAGGACGCCAACTGCTCGCCGCCGGCAGCCTCGGCCCGCAAGGCGTCGCCCATCAGCGAGTCGATGCTGATGCGGTGGCCGAGGTTAGGGTTCGCGGCCGCCAGCGCCTCGACGTCCGTAGGAAGCGCCCCGTCAGGCGCCGACCATTCGAAGATGCCCAGCCGTGGGTCCGTGTGGTCCAACGCCTGCGCCCTGAGCGACTGCAGGACGATGCTCTTGTCGTCGCCCTGGTTCGTGATCATCCATACCTGGGCGTCCTGCACCGCCGACGTCGCCGGCACGGCTGCGCTGTAGGCGCTCCAGTCGTGGTGCTCGCGCAACTCGTCCATGATCAGCCGGTCGATGGTGAGCGAACGGCCGCCCCTGCCGTTCGAAGCGGCGATCTTGTAGCGGCCGCCGCCGGTGACGGTTAGCGTCTGCTCGCCGTTGGCGCGCCGGATGCCGGACCTCGGGTTAACGTCCTTGAACAACCGGGGCGACGCCTCTACCAGTTTTACGGCCTTATCCCAACTCTCACGCGCGTAGTCGAGGTTGGTGCTGGTGCCGAGGACCATGTTGACGGCCTCGACGTACAGCCAGAACAGCGACAGGATCACGAGGACCTCCGTCTTGCCGTTCTGCCTCGAGACCAGCACGAGCACCTGGCGGAAGCGCGGTGTGGTGCCGTCCTCCAGCAATTCGCCGGCGTGGATAACTAGCCACTCCTGCCACGGGTCGAGCGGACGTTTGAGCACGTCGCGCGCGAACTCGATGACGTCATAGCCGTAGCTGGTCTTTGGCGTTAGCTCCCGAAGGGGCTTAGTCCAGATTCGCGGCTCGGTTGAGCCTACGGCTTCTGAGGTTCGTGATCTTGTCGCTGTCACCATCGAACTGTTGTGATCCTCCCACTACAGCGTTGCGTGCCTTCGGCGTCATTCTCAGTTCAACAAGGATGTCCAACATGGGGTTCACCCCGCGCGTGTCGCCTCCGTCGATCTTCTTTGCTTGAATCTTCGCGAGTTCGACCACGGCTAGGTCCTGCTGCTCAACGGGCATGGCTCGGAGAGCCTGGTTGAGGCGCGACAGCAGGCTCACCGCAAACCTCGGGGAGAGAGAGGAAAAGAGCGGGCGCTCGCGGCGGGTGTGGCTTTACTCAAATTTTCGACCCGCCCCGTCACCACGACGTCACCAACCTGGGCGCCGGGTCCGGCGTGTGAGCTCGTTGCGATGCATCACGGCCGCTCTTGCTAGCGTGGTGTGAGTGGCAGCGTGGCACGAGGCGACGCATGTCGAAGAACGCCTCGACGCCCTCGTTCGGTTGCCATGCTGGCTCGTGGTCAGCCTGCAGGCGCAGCATCGTACCGCAGTCGATGCATGCCCTGCCTGCGAGGAACGCCTTACTCGTCTTGGTCCAGCGTGAGGTCTGGTACAGCGAGCCTGCTACCCGCTGTGCTCCTGCGAATGGACGGGCTGATCGGGTCATCAGTATTCCTTCACGCTCAGCACAGCGTCTCCATCATCGGTTAGGTAGACGGACTCAATCTGTCCACCAACGACGTCGAATCCCAATCCATCGCTGAAGTTCGCATCGCAGGGCGCCTCTTGTGGTAACTCGGCTAGCAGCGCAATGAGTTTCCCAACGGTCATGCCGGTGTAGGGATTACAGGAACGGCAGGTGTCCATGTACCAGCGGTGACGGCTGCAGGGCTTGGTGTGGATATTTGCCATCTCTTAGGGCTTCTTCACCCGAGGCTTAACGATGTATGTCGGGTTGGTGCTCCTCGAGGAGGACGATGCGCCGGCGTTGGCGCTAGCGGACGACGTGCTGATGGACGTCGACGTAACTACGTTGTTGACGTGGACGCTGATGTTCGGGGCGAAGGTGATGTCGACGTAAATGATCGTGGGCTGAGGCGGCGGGTCAGGGTAAGGGCTGCGGTGCTTGCCGGTGCAGCTATCGATGACGCCTTCGCCGGCCACAAAGACGGGACGACAGGCGCCGTCAGCGGATACAACGGACGGCAGCGCCAGGGCTGCCAGGATTGCTGGGATGATTAGCAGTTTCACGAGTTCTCCTGAATACAAAAGGCCGTCTCGTTGGCTTGAGACGGCCGCTTAAACTCGGTGCTATTCAGTTCCGTTGTCGCGATGTGAGTTTACTACATAACCACCTCCAGATAGACGAGTCGTTTGCATGGGCGGTGTACCCATACCTCGACTGTCGGCTTAACCGGGTCGTTTGGCGCCACCTCTTCGAAGGCGCGGCGGAACTCCGATAAGGGACGGTCGCTACACCGTGGGCATAACAGCGTCGGCGGGGGGCCCAGCGCATCCGCTTCAGGGTTGTACGACTCAGAGAACGGTCTAGTTGGCCATTTGCAATCGTCGTAGTGCATACCTACACCGCCGCAATGGAAGCATGTTTCTAGTTCTAACTCATCGCTCATCGTCTTACTCCTGCACCGGTTGGCTGCGCTCGACCCAGAACCCTAGGCATGGCACCGGGAAGATGTACAGCCGCCGCTTCCTCTGGTCGTAGAACGCACCGACCCAGAAGTCATACCATGCCGCGATGAACCCGGCTCTCATGGTTGCACCGGCTGGCTGGCGGGCACGGCGGCGTCGAGGCGGGCGAGGGCTTCTCTGGCTAGTCTCATGCTGCCTTGAATACCAATATCTGCGCGACTATCCGCTAATACTTCCAGCGCCTGCTTCGCCTCATCCACACGCCTGAGCGCATCGGCCAGAGCAAGCTCCTTCTGGGCAGCAAGAGCTTGAAACTTCTCAAGCCACTCTTGGGTTGTAGCTTCACGCCTGAGCGCATCGGCCAGTTGCTGCTCCAGTGACCCGATGTAGTCGGCCACGGCCTGCTCCGGCAGTTGTATCTCTGCGTCGAGGCGGGCGAGGGTGTTCGTACCCCCTTGGTCGCTGGGCCTGCCATCAGCAGCACCCTTCACCCGCCGAAGAAGATTTGAGCCAATCGCCGAGTACGTGCAGACGGCACAAATGGTGTCGTCGTGTCCATCGTGATTATCTTCGCAGGCTTCCACAAGGTCACGCAGCGCCTTCACCGCCTCATCCGCACGCCTGAGCGCATCGTCCAGTTGCTGCTCCAGTGACCCAATGTAGTCGGCCACGGCCTGCTCCGGCAGTTGAACCTCAGCGTCACGCGCGGCTAGCTGACGCATGGCCTCAGCGGTGTTGGACTGCTCTGCTTCGACTAGCTTCTTCCAGTCCCGCCACTGCTCGCCTGCCGCGTCCTGTATGTTGGTCATCGCGCTTGCTCCTTCTTCTTGTGGCTCCGAACGTAACTACCTACAGCACACGTATCGCAGTCTTCCCGAGGCACAGAGTGCGCATTGCAGATTGAGCACCACCGCCAGCCCTTCTCGTTGAACTGAGGAGGCGCCTTACCGTCAGCGCGACGGGTCAGCCCTAATTCCTTGGACAACCCTGGTGCGTTGGGAAAAGCATCGTAAGGCTCCAGTTCCTTCGTCATATAGCGTCCTCGCATCTCATGGCGTCAGCCACACGTCCTGCCCCTGCACCGGCTGGGGGTAGGCAGCGAGGGCATGCCAAGCCATATCGCGCAGCCCCTCACGGTTGACGTTCGTTTGCTGTATGGCTAGCAGCGCTGGCCGTGCTACCTCATCGGCCCAGCGTGCGCGGGCTTCGAGGGCGTTGAGGTAGTCGGCGGCTACTGAGTCGCGAAGCCAGCGCTCAGGCGTACTAACCACGTAGCCGGTCGGGGAATAAAGTCGGTAAGACGTACCCCACATGAGCACCTCTTCTTCAAAGCGCCAACCGGTTGTGCCCTCTGCCGTTTCTCCTTGCGTCTCTTCACTCATCGTCTTACTCCTGCACCGGCTGGGGGTAGGCAGCGAGAGCACGCTGCGCATCTCTGTCCTTAAAGCCGCACAGTAGGCAGTCGTCGTTGTGACCGATGTTCATTACGTTCGCCAGCGCTGGCCGTGCTACCTCATCGGCCCAGCGTGCGCGGGCTTCGAGGGTAGCCTCTATCTCCCGCATGTGAGTGTGGCAATGCTCCTTGTGCCACGGATTAGTCACGGCAAGGCCGCAGTCA